GATGATAGACTTGCCTTGTTTGGATTGTCAGTATCGTTAATTAATGTAAGTTCTCTATAATCTTTCATAGTTCCAAAATACACAGGAAAATTAAAATCTCCTTGCCAATGGAATACCCAAACTTTAGAACCAACTTCTGGTATTCCGGTTATACCTTTGGCTTTATTTGTATGAGATGATGGTTTATACAAATAGCTATATGGATTACATTGGGATGCAAAATTACTAATAGGGTTTGAAAAAGCATCTCCGATATACGTGCCTTTATTTTCGTATATAAACGATGGAGCGAAAGATCCTTTATCTAAAGAAGGAGGTTCATCATTTATAACTTCAAATCCTTCCACATAATTACAGTCAGAAATGGTTACTATTTTCCCATCTTTATAATATCTACTATTTCCGCTTTCTCCTATAATTGGATAACATGGCTCTGCCCATGGAATGTTTTTTGATATCTCTTCAAAAACATCAGCATCTGCCCATTTATCTTCTTTATTGTTTGTTCCAGGTGTTTTAACTGCAATATCGTCATATGAGTCAAACCATTCTTCAAACGGTTGATTGGATAATTCAGAAATATAAATTTTAACTCTGTTTAAACGAAGTGGGTCGTTGTTTTTAATAACAACTCCTCTATAAAAACCTTGATCGTTTCTACTGAATTCATTACCAGATCCTGATCCCCCAATAAACATTAATAATATTTAGGACAAATGTATTTTAATATGAACAATTAAATATTATCCCCATTTATATCCTTGTGTATCTTTAATCATAAGCTCACGAATCGCTTGATTTACTTCCTCGATTGCTTGATTGATACCTTCAGATCCATTTGGCATGCCAGCTGGTACATTTGGTGTACCTTGAGCTTGTAAGCCATATAGAGATTTTCTCATATTAACCAAGTCATCTAATGCTGCTGCATTTGCAGGAATTCTAGTATATGATTCTTCTAAAAGTCTGGCAATATCTTTAATATAACTCATATAATTATATTAATAATATCCTAAAATCCACTTTCTTCTATGCTCCGGTGTTGATACATCTCTATTTCCAGAAAGTAGAAGAACTTGTGATGTTGGAGCTGAAGAATTGAAAGTGAAAACTGTGTAAGTATTGTTAGTTTCAAATAGTGCCATTGGTTGATTATGATAAGCACTGTTTATATTAAAAACGCTACCTCTAACAGTAGTTCTGACAACTTGAGCACTTAATGGAAGAGAATTAAAAGCTAGTCCTTCATGAGTAGAAGAAAGAGCAAGAATTCCAACGCCAGCTGCTGTTAATGGAAATGCGTTGGTAGGATGAGCAGGATTTCCTATTCCTACTGTAACTGCTGATAAAATGTTTGTATTAAAAATATAACTAGCCATATCATTATTTAGTTATTTGTTTTAAATTTTTATTTTATTATAGACATAATTATATAAAAAAGAAACCATGGGGTCTTCGGCCCCCATGGTTTGATAGACTTTTGAAGTACTTACTTCGATTAGTTCACATTATAAATATGTGGAAACTGTACCAGGAGTAAATGCTGCACCAAGACCTTTAACAATGATCAAGTGGTAATAAAGATTCGCACCAAAGATATTATTAACGATTCCATAGCGGGTCATGAGACCAACGCGAGGAGCGAAATCATTTGGTCCGATGGTTCTTTGAACCATGATCGGGATGTAAGGACAATATATGATACCAGTATCGTAGTACTCAGAACCCTTATATCCAAGAAGAGCATATTCAACGCCAGCACCAGAGTTTGGAGCATTGCGATAATAGTTCGGTGAATAGAGAGTTTGATTTTGTACTTCGGTACGTGTATCACGATATACTGTGAAGCGGCTTCCTACAGTTCCTACCTTAGATACACCAACACCAGCAGTTGTAACGTTTCCAGTGATTTCATATGTTTTGAAGTCAGGAAGCATTTCAAGAATGGTGCAAACGCGAGGAGTTGCGATAACAAAGTTAGCAGCGCCTCTACGGTTACGAGCGGCCATACGGCCAGCCTCGATGAGTAGCTTTTGATAGAAAGTGATATTACGCTCTGCAGTCCAACGACCGTCTGAACTTACTGGACTCCAAAAGGAATAACCAGCCCCGAATCCGCCATTCATGGCGGCTTGAATCATACGAATAACAACTTCACGGTCGATTTCGGCTTGGATCTCATATGACATAGCATTAGTGAGTTCCCCGTCGATATCGATACCTTGCATGTTCTTAAGGTCTTGCTCAAGCTCAACAGACCAGCGAGTAGCAAGTCTGCGAGTTCCAGCTTCAACTGCGGTCTTTTCGAACTTCATCTCGATTTGAGGGATTTTACCTGTCAATTCGTAGTTTGAAAGAAGTTCGGCAACACCACGGTCTGCATCTGCAAATGTCCACTCACTGTTACCAGAGAGAGCACTTGAAGAAGTACCTGTGAATCGTGTGTCAAGAAGTTGATAACCAAGTTCGGTGGAGTTCAAGCCTTGCGCCCCTGAAAGGTACGCACCGCCATTGGCGCGATCAGCGGTTGTAAATGCACGACCATCGACACCATCAGAACCGAGAGACTCGTTCTGATAAGCATATCGAAGGGCAAATGCAAGTCCAACTGGACCACCCATTGGCTGAACACCAACAATTTCGTTGGAAATCAACTCAGGAAAAGTACGGCGGATCATAGGAATGAGAATCTTTGGAAGGCGACTATCACCAGCGGCATAACCGTCGGTGTTAGGAATGGTTGATGGACCTTGAGCGCCAGTAGCGCCGAAGATTCCAGTACCAGTATTCGCTTCTTGGATGCACCATTTTTCTTGGTTTTCGAGAAGCATAGCTGTAGTTCTGTAAGTGTGCTCATCGCGGATTGCTGGAATAGCATTGCTGCTATAATCCAGAACCTTTGACCACTTTCTTACAAGAGCGTCAGTTTTGCTTTCGTTAACTGGGGAATTAGGTTTCATATGTTTTACGTATATTTTCTGTTTCTATATTCAGGTCATACGACCTCATGGTACTTGGTGAAATTTATCTCTTACCGAAAACTTTTGATAACTCATCAACATAAGCGTTGTAAGAATTATCGTTATTGTTATTTACACTTTCAGAAACAACATTTTGATATTCTGGAATAAAATCTACATCCATTTTCTTTTGTTTTGCTTCTTCTGTGATTGATTTGATTTTCTCTTTTTCTTTTTTATCGAAAAGACGAGATACATAATCAAAATTTTCATTTACAAAGTCAAATGATTTGTCTTTGAGAGTCTTTCTGATAAATGATTTTTTATCAGTTGCCATGTTTGAAATTTGCTCTTCAATAAGAGCGTTAACTCTGATATTATTAAAGTTTTCTTGTAAAGAAGAAAGTTGTTTCTTTAACTTAGAATTTTCAATAGCTAAATTATCAATTTGTGTTTTACCATCTAAAACTGCTTCTTGTACTGATTCTTTCATTAATACTGAATCCACAGCAAGAACTCCACGGAGTTTTTCTAAAACACTATATGCACTTTTGTTTTTAACAGCAGTTGCTAAATCTTCTTTTGAAATTGATTCTTCTAAAAATTCATCAAGATATATACTTACTGCACCAACCATTTGCTTTTTGAAAGCTGCTGAATCTTCATTCAATGTTCTTTCATATTTCTTAGCAATTTTTAAAAGTTTCTGTGTTCTGTCAGCATCAACTGCTTCTACAACTCTTTTCATTTTTAAACTGTGATCTTTATCAATTGCTTTGATTAGTTCATTGAGTTTTTCAGCATACACTTCATCTTGTGCAATAAGTGCAGCTTCTGCTGTTAAGTCTACTTTCTTTTCAAAAGCTTCTTGAATCGCAACTAGTGATTCTTCACCAATTACGCTGATAACGTCTTCGTTTAATAGATCGGTAATTTTCATAAATTAAAATAATGGAGTTATTAATTCATCCTCAATACGCTTTTGCAGTTTTGAATTAAGAATGTCTGTTAAATATTTATTCGCGGCGTTGTAATTTTTTTCAAAAATACGATTAATAAATGATGTAATCATTGAATTTTCATTTATTTTGCATTTAGCTTTTGATTCTTCGGCTTGTTCAGACTTTTTCTTTGTACTTTTGCCAGCTTTTGCAAGAGCAATTGCAACAGATTGCTTTTGTGCCTTTTTCTTTGACTTGGGTTTAGATGTTCCAATTTTCCCAGTCTTCTTATAAGACTTCATCTCTTCTGAGATATTAGAAGCTATTGTTTTGTCTGATGATCCTTTTTTAAGCGCCATGATATTATTTAACTAAGTGAATTAATAAATTTTAAAATTTGATCTTTTAAATAATTCCCCATATCATGTTTTGGAAGTTTACCTATGGATTTTTCAAAATTTTCATAAATTTCTTCATATTTTCCATTATCAGAAACAACCCACTGCTTCGATTCTAAAATTCCATTAACAAACGCTTTTGGAAATGATGGATCTGCAACTGCATCAACAGCAACAAGTCTCATGTTTTTTACAAGATTGTATGAAGACTCTTCTTGTAATGATCCTAATGCTCTGGTTGACATTCCAACTTTAACACCATCATTGATTAAAGCTCTTAAAATTTGTCCCATTGGAGTTGATAATACTTTTGCTTTGCCATAGAATGCATTATCTTCTTCGTAAAGTTCAGTAACTAAATGACATGCTCTTTCAAGATTAACTTCAGCACTTGATGGATGATTGAGTTCTCCCATTGCTCTCCCAGGGGCTACCATTTCACTGATATAGCGATTCACTTCTTCGCGTGTATCTTCTAAATTATACATGCGACGATTTTTATTAACTTGGTTACATCCTATGAATGGACCTTTAACATACAAAGAGCTACCTTTCTTTAAATTGTCTTGCTCTTCAATAATTTCGAATCTTTCTAAAAGATCTGGATTTTCTGCAATCAATTTCAATTTTAACATATAATTTATTTATCTTTTTATTATTAATATCTTTATTTTTATATAAATTAGTTTACAGTATTGTCTTCAATATTTTCTTCAACAACTGGTTATTCATATGTTTACAATTCTTTAGCCAGCCTAAACAAATCATCAATTTCTTTGGAAGTTTTTCCTAACGCTAACCCCATTTGGATGACTAATGGATGCTCTCTGTCAATTGTTGTGGCATAATTCCATTCAATTGATGCCTCCTTATTGGATGATAACATTGCTGTAATAGTGTCGGGGTCAATTCCAGACTGTAAAAGCCCTAATCTGAGTTGTCTTTGTGTTACAAAATTTTTAGAGTCATTTACGAAGAAATCATTTGCCAATATTTCGCTATTAAACCAATACCATCCATCTACTGGATATTCGTATATGTCTTTCTCGGAAGAAATTAATACATAGCCATTACCCTCAATATAATTAGGAGCATATTGTATTTCGTTGTTTTGTTTTTTATAAAATCCTTGTGTCATAAAATTATCCTGTTACTGTCCAACCCTTTAATAAAGCTGTGCCTGTTTTTAATTGTCGAAAGACTAAGGGACTTGGAGAAGTTCCTGCCATTGGTCTAGTCATAGTAACACTTGTGTTTGGGATGATTGATGCTACTTCTGTTCTGTATTTTAACTTTGCAGTTCCACTTCCTGTTAATGGTAATACCGACCCACTAGGCGTTGCTGCCAACTGAAAACTATTTGATGCTATAGTTCCAGCAACATAATAGATTTTGTCTGCTACGATTCCAGTTGTTCCTGATATTAATGTAAATGCAACTTCATCTCCGTCGATCAATCCATGACTGGCTAAATAAACCCAATCATCTGTGCCATTTAAATCTACTGATGTTATGGTAGTTAAAGGTGAATTAGTACCTGTGACTTGCATACCAACCTCAATACCAGTTGTGCTAGCCATTGTTACAGTGGTGCTTCGTGCTGTGCTGGTTCCTGTTAATGATACTGGAGTTGGTGCTCCCCAGTTTGAGGTTATTGTAATTATTTGTGATCCTGCTCCAATTGTATCAAGATTATCAAATATGGATTCTAGTTCTGCTTTGTTTAATTTGCAACCAGTAAAAGATATAGAGTATTCAGCCCCACTT